GCACATGGTCATGCAAGTATTAGCATGGATGTGGTGCATAGTATTCTCTATGTACTTTGGTAGTATGTGGGTGTTTGGTATAACTGCAGTTGCTCACGTATTTCTAATAAGTGCTATCGTTTTAACTGTAGCTACGTTTGAAACTGCAAAGAGAAAGCCTACATTCTTTTTGAAGAAAGGCTATCATACACCAAGCAGGAGTAGATATATGTATCACAATGGCAAGAGAATTAAGTATGATGATAACGACAAAGGGGGAGAGCATGAATAGTTATTTAGTATTAGTTAGCGAAAGTATATCAAAACAATATCTTGTTCATGCAAATAGTGAAGAAGAGGCAAAAGAAAATTACAAAGATGGAGAGGAAGGAGATTGTAAAACCCTTGAAGAATTTGTAGTAGAAGTAGAGGAGATTGAATAATGTGGCATAGAATAACAGACTTTTTTAACGTAGATTACCATAAGAAATTTGGAGAGGGTACAAAGTTTGACCTCGATTATGGTAAGCTATTGATAATAGCATTGTGTATTTACATAGCTATAAAGGTGTAGTATGACTAATAAATGGAAATATGTTAGGACAAATTCAAAAGGCGAAAAGATATATAGAAGAGATACAAATGAGTCTCTTGCTTTTGTCGCAGATTATCTTACTAAAAAGGAAATACCTTATGAAGTAAACAAATCAGCAGGTTTATTATATATTGATAATATAGTTGATGTTACTTATGTATATTATTGGACTACAGGCAGATGGTCTAAAAGAAAGACAAGTATAAGACAATACAAACAACACTTTCATAGCAAAGGTATTGACGATTTTGTTACAAATTATTTAAATAAATATGCTGAAGAGCGTATGACTTATCATGAGGATAAACATATATCTTGTTTTAGTTATCCTAATTGCGATGAAGCACCACGAGGTTGTAATATTCGCAGGTCTAGTAAGTCAAAGAAACCTAAAAGCACTTTGCACATTGGTGGTGATGTAGAATATTTTGGGCATAAAGGTTAAGGAGAGTATAAGATGCAGTTAAAAAATTTAGTAAATGATTATTATTTATCCTTTGATTTCAAGAACTTACGAGAAGAAACTAAGAAACAATATCAATATTTTCTTGGAGTAATGTTAGATACAAAAATTGAAGATAAGAAATTATCCAAACATAATTACACAAAGTTATCCACACGATATGCAAAAACTGCATATAACATTTGGTGTGAAAAAGGTGTGTCTATGGCTAACCATGTTATGTCTGTAACACGAGTTGTATTTAATCATGGTATCAGAGAAGAACTGTGTGCTATTAATCCCTTTGCTAGTGTCCGTAAGAGAGTCTCTGAGAGACGAAAAGTAGTTTGGACTAGGGAAGATGTCCAAAAGTTTTTAGATACTGCCTACAGCGATTTTAACACACGTAATTTAGGATTGATTGGACACATGGCATATGCTTGGTGTCAAAGATTAGGAGATATGAGAGTGCTAGAGTGGTCTGCAATAGATTTTGATAAGCAAACTGTACATATTGAACAGTCTAAACGTAAAGCAGATGTATATTTACCTATTGATAATGATTTATTTGAGATGTTACAGCAACAACATCAAGATTTTGGGTTTCAAAAGTATGTAGCACCCCGACCAAAAGCTATAAAGGGTGTATACAAGCCTTATTCACTACATAAACTACCATTTTTTGCTAGAAAACTGATGCAAGATGCAGGTTTATCTGATGAATTACGTTTATCAGACCTCAGAAGGACAGGAACTACAGAAATGGTTGATGCAGGAGTAGGAATAGGGCAAATTATGTCAGTTACAGGGCACTCCAACCCTAATAGTGTAAAACCATACATGAAAAATACATTAATTAGTGCAAATTTTGCATTGACAGAACGAAAAAAGCATGGTACAAGCATTTCAACTGCCGACAAGGAAAGTGTATAGTATATGACTAATGTATATAACATTGTAACTGATATGAACATTAGTAATGGTGTTACCAAAAGGACTAACTGTCCTAATTGTGGTGGATTCAATACCTTTACAGTCACAAACAATATGGGCAGTCTTGTATGGAACTGTTACAAGGCATCTTGTAATGTTAAGGGTGGCACTAGAGTATTCTTATCAGCAGATGATATCAGAAATACTTTTAGTGGATTCAAAGAATTTGCTGATGAAAGTTTTAGATTACCTGAGTATATCATTCCTTACACAGGAGAAGACTTTTACGGAATAGATAAGAAACATTTGATGTACGATGTCAAAGAAGATAGAGTTGTGTTTGTGGTAAAGCACAATGATATAATTGTAGATGCCACAGGGCGAAGTTTAAAAAATAAATTGCCTAAGTGGAAAAGATATGGAAAAAGTGCCTTGCCTTATGCCTTTGGTTGTGGTAAGGTCGCAGTTGTTGTTGAGGATTGTGTGAGTGCGACAATCGTAGGTAATGATGTATTAGTTGGGGTAGCTGTGTTGGGTACGTCACTATCTGAATCGCATAAAAATTATCTTGCACAATTCTCAACAGCTATAATAGCACTAGACCCTGATGCCCTACCTAAGACACTATCTTTTGCTAAAGAATTACGAGGACACGTAGACAGTATAAAAGTTCTCAAGTTACAAGATGATTTGAAGTATCGTAACTCTGTCGACATGCTGAATTTAAGAAACCTAACCCCAAAGGAGTAAACACATGGAATTATCGTTAATACGAAGTTTGATGGACAAGGAGTTCTATGACGAGCATAGAGGTGCTAAGTGTCCTGACAGATTGTTTAGTAAAGATGTGAGAAAGATTAAACAATCCATAGACAAAGCTATAGAGAGATACAACAGGTCTGTTACACCTGATGAGATAGAGGCTTTGTTCATGACATCTAATCCAACATTCACTACAGCACAAAAGTCTATTTATACAGGTCTGTTTAACAGGATTAAGAAAGAACAGGCTATGGGTGTGGATGTAGCACAAGAGGTGCTGTCTAAGTTATTTCAACAAGTGATTGGAGAAGACATTGCCAATCTAGGGTTTGATTATGTAAATGGAGATAAGAGTAGTTTAGAACCTCTAAGAAGTTTGTTAGAGAAATATGGAGATGATTTTACACCTAACTTAAATATAGAATGGGATGACATAGACATGGATACACTACTTGAGAAGAATGACTTAGAGGCACGTTGGAGTTTCAACATACCCACTTTGACTAGAGTTATTGAGGGTATAAATGCAGGACACTTGATTGAGATAGGTGCTAGACCAAACACAGGTAAGACATCCTTTCATGCTAGTTTGATTGCTAGTCCTAGTGGCTTTGCACATCAAGGTGCTAACTGTATTATCTTATGTAACGAAGAATCTGCACACAGAGTTGGTGCTAGATATCTGACGGCAGCCACAGGCATGACGATGCAAGAGATTAGAAAGAATCCTAGCAGAGCTAGAGACTTATATGCACCCGTCAAAGAACGCATCAAAATTAAAGATGCAACGGGTCGGGATATGTCTTGGGTTGAGAGTGTGTGTAAGTCTTACAAACCTGATGTAGTATTGTTAGACATGGGAGATAAGTTTGCTGTTACGAGTGGCTTCGCTAGAGTTGATGAGGCACTCAAGGCTAATGCTATCTATGCTAGACAGATTGCTAAACAGCACGAGTGTGCCATGTTTTACATGTCACAGCTTAGTGCAGATGCAGAAGGTAGGATAGAACTGAATCAATCCATGATGGAAGGCAGTCGAACAGGTAAGGCAGCCGAGGCTGACCTCATGCTTTTGATAGCCAAGAACCCCACTACAACTACTGAGGGTCAAGAAGAAGATACACAAAGACACATAAACATAGTTAAAAACAAGTTGACAGGATGGCATGGTCGTGTAGAATGTAATCTTGAATACAAGACAGCGAGGTATGTACTATGAGATTAATAATTGATGTAGAAAATACTGTAATACAAAGAGATGGTAAGTTACACTTAGACCCTTTTGAAGAAAGTAATTCACTAGTGATGGTGGGTTTACTAAATCCTAATGGCGAAGAAACCATAGTAACCTTTGACCATAGTGAGGTGGATGCAACACCTGATGGTCATACTATAGTTCAGAAAGCATTAGATGATGCAACTTTACTGATAGGACATAATATAGCCTACGACTTAGTATGGTTGTGGGAGTCAGGTTTCAAGTATGATGGTTCAGTCTTTGATACTATGTTAGGCGAGTACGTCTTACAACGTGGACAGAAACAACCTTTATCTCTTGAGGCATGTGCAGAAAGATATGAGTTAGATACACAGAAAGAAGATACACTTAAAAACTATTTTAGTAAGGGTTACACAACTAGAGATATACCACACAGCGAATTGTCTAAGTATCTAAGTGCCGACCTACATGCTACAAAAGAATTGTCTGATAAGATTTATATTAGACTCAATAGTTCGCCTGATGCATCTTTGACGAATACAATACTGCTAACTAACGATGTGGCTTTGTGTCTAGCTAAGATATATTTACGTGGATTCTCTGTAAACATGGAAGCCTTAGATGCAGTTAAGAAAGAGTTTGAGGATGAGAGAAAGCAATTAAACACAGATTTGTTTACTCATGTGGCTAATCTTATGGGAGACACACCAATTAATTTAAATAGTCCTGAACAATTATCTTGGGTAATCTATGGTAGAAAAGTCAAAGACAAAACAGAATGGGCAAACTCAATAGACCCATACATGAATGATGTTGATTTCAGAAACTTAATAATACAAGGCACTGAGGTTATGTACAAAACTCGTGCTGTACAATGTCATGACTGTGATGGCAAAGGCGAAATATACAGAATGAAAGTAGATGGTAGTCCATATGCTAGACCTAGTAAGTGTAGGTCGTGTGACGGAGAGGGTTACATATTTCAAAAGACAGATAAGGGTGCAGGTCTAAGGTTCAGACCACCTAGTCCTAAGTGGGCAAGTGCCAATGGTTTCTCTACATCTAAGTTAAACTTGGAAACATTAGAGAGGGCAGCCCGTGCCAAGAACATGACTGATGCTGTAGACTTTTTATCTAAGGTTAGAAGACTAAGTGCAGTAGAAACATATCTATCTTCTTTTGTTGAAGGTATAAAGATACATACAAAGAAAGATAGAAAGTTACACGTGAGACTTTTACAACATAGGACTGCTACAGGAAGATTTAGTGGAGCAGACCCAAACATGCAGAACATGCCTAGAGGTGGTACATTCCCTGTTAAAAGAGTGTTTGTATCACGTTGGAAGGGTGGTAAGATACTTGAGGCTGACTTTGCACAGTTAGAGTTCAGAACTGCCGCCTACCTATCACAAGACAAAATAGCTATAAAGGAGATTGAAGATGGATTTGATGTACATGCGTACACTGCTAGTGTCATTACGGAATCAGGTCAGAAGACTAGTAGGCAAGAAGCCAAAGCTCATACCTTTGCACCCCTCTATGGAGCAACAGGCTTTGGGAGAACGTCTGCTGAAGCAAAATATTATGAACAGTTCACAAAAAAGTACGAAGGGGTCGCATTATGGCACACCCGATTGGCTAAAGAAGCTATGAGTAGTAAGGTTATAAGAACACCATCAGGCAGGGAGTTTGCTTTCCCAAATGTCTACAAGAATAGGCATGGTAGGGTGTCTAACTTTACACAGATAAAGAACTATCCTGTGCAATCCTTCGCTACAGCAGACATAGTGCCTTTGGCTTTACTTTATATAGATAAATTGCTTGACAGCATGAAGAGTTGTGTGGTAAATACAGTACACGACAGTATTGTAATTGATGTGCACCCTGACGAAGAAAGAGCAGTGTTAGAGGCAATCAATACTACAAATAAGAATCTACCTAGTTTAGTGAATAGTAAATGGAATATAGAGTTTAATGTGCCACTACTATTAGAATCAAAAATAGGTGATAATTGGCTTGACACTAAAGATGTTAGCTGATATAACTTATGAACTTTAAAAAGAAGGAGAATGTTAATATGACAGAACTAACTACTATTGATACCAATAATTATGTCGCAATGGCAAAAGCAATGGGTATTGCAAATGAGGGAAGTACTAACAAGCAAAAGAGTAGTACACTACCTAGATTAAAAATAAATCATTCAGCTATCATGGGTGAGGGAGAAGTTAATGGTAAGACTGTTAACTTGGAAGTTGTTGAAGGTGGTACATATAAATTAGAGATACCTGATACAGCAACCTACTACTCTAAATCTATAAAGATTAGACCTTTCTTACAGAGGTTTATGTACAAAAGATTTATCAAAGGTTTCAACGACCAACCCAATGAGTATGTTAAAACTATTATGGCTGATAATCTAAATATAGATTTGAAAGATAATAAGGGTGGTCTCAACTGTGGTAAACCTGCAGGATATATAGAGGACTTTAAATCTCTTCCTGAGAAGACACAAGAACTTATAAAGCAAATAAAAAGAGTTCGTGTAATACTAGGAACTGTAGAGATGGTATCTCCTGTAAACGAAAAGGGAGATGACGCAGAAGTTCCTGTGTCTCCGTTTATCTGGGAAATAGATAATCGTGATGCTTTTAAAGATGTAGGTAAACCCTTCACTGACTTAGCCAAGCATAAGAGATTGCCTATACAGCACACTATTACTGCTAATACTCAAGAAAGAAAGTTACCTAGTGGCAATGTATTCTACCTACCTGTGGTATCTTTGGATTTAACTAATGTTGTATCAATATCAGATGCTGACCAAAAGATGTTTGCAGACTTCATGTTATGGGTAGATAATTATAATACCTATATTGCTAATGCATGGCAGGAGAAGGCTAATAGTAACATATCAGAAGAGGATATGGATACCACTGATGACTTTGTTGATATTGAGATAGAGGAAGACGTAGCCTAATGCAACATCTTGCAGAACTAGCACTACATCAATTTATGGAAGATGCCTCAAATGGAAAGTCTACCTTTTCAGATGAGACTATCTCTCAAGTAGGTAAGGATGTAATGGATGCTGTAAAGCGACAGTTTGGTGGTGGTCAACCTAGAGACAAATTTAGATTACGAATGTCAAATATAGGTAGACCATCTTGCCAACTGTGGTACGACAAAAACAAACCTGAAGTAGCCTTACCTCGTTCTACAACATTTGTTATGAATATGATGCTTGGAGATATCGTTGAAGCTGTCTTCAAGGGATTATTAAAAGAAGCAGGAGTAAAGTATGAAGATGCTGAAAAAGTTACTCTACGATTACCTGATGCTGAGATTGAAGGCACATATGATATTGTTATTAATGACAGTGTTGATGATATTAAGTCCTCTTCACAATGGTCTTATAATAATAAGTTTGATTCTTTTGCTACATTAAAAGAAATGGATGGCTTTGGCTACGTTGCACAACTAGCAGGTTATGCTAAAGCATCAGGCAAAAAAGCAGGTGGTTGGTGGGTAGTTAATAAAGCAAACGGAGACTTTAAATATGTTCCTGCCACAGGTATTGACATTGATGAGGAGATTAACTATATCAATACTACTATAAAAAAACTAAATGACAATAAGTTTGAAAGATGTTTTGAACCTGAGATGGAGACCTTTAGAGGTAAAGAAACAGGTAATAAAGTACTTAGCAAACATTGTACATTTTGTTCTTATAGGTTTGACTGTTGGAAAGGTTTGAAAGAACTACCTGCAGTTATGTCTCAAGCAAAGTCCCCCAAGACTGTTGCTTATGTTGAAATGAAAGGAGAAGTAACATGAGTACAGAGACAGAAAAAATCGAAGACCTTAAAAAGTCTATCGAAACTATGGAAAAAGAGTTAGCTGAAGCTAAAAAAGCATATCGTGAAATGAGAACTAAAGGTTTACGAGATGCTATGGAAGCTAAAAAGTTAGCTGACGAGGCAGTAAAAGAAGAGATGAAAGCTCTTGGATACAATTCAACTGCTAGTCACTTTAATTGGTATTGGAGAGACCTAACGTAGTGTCTCCACATCAAGCACACAGAGATGCTATAAAGCATGGGTATAGGAGTGGTTTAGAGTTAAAAATTTCTATGGCTCTTGATACTATTAGATACAAGTATGAATACGAAAGTATCAAGATAGAATGGGAAGATTTGTCATATCGCACCTATACCCCTGACTTTATTTTAAACAATGGAATAATTATAGAAACAAAAGGTAGATTTTTAGCAATAGATAGACGAAAACATTTAGCTATAAAAAAACAACATCCTCGTTTAGACATTAGATTTGTATTTACTAACAGTAAGTCTAAGTTAAGAAAGGGAGCTAAATCATCTTATGGTCAATGGTGTGACAAATACGGATTTAGATATTATGATAGGATAATACCTGAAGATTGGTTAAAAGAAAAAGGTAAAAACAAACACCCTAAATTTATAAAGTTTGGTGGTACAAAAATAAAAAGGAGAAAGTAAATGGATGAATTTAAAACACGACCTGAAGATTTTACTATAAGAGTTAGACCCCTTATTGATAAAGATAAAAATTGGACAGGAGAAATAGATGTTGTAATTATCACACAACCTCACAACGCATTATCTGACGATGATTATTACCAAATAATGCATATATGTAAAATGATTTCATCGGTAATACCCTTAATGGAAAAAGATGTTAAACTTAGGGATACTGTTAATGATTATGTTGTAAATAAACTTGACAAAGATTATACACATGCTATAACTAAAGATTCTAAAATTGAGAAGATTGAAGATAATGTTATTAGAATTAATTTTAGACCTGAGACAAAACACTGATGAGGCATTTGGAATATATGAAAAAAAAATTTAAGGAAGTAGAAGAAAAAGCGAAGGAGCAACAAGTGAAATATTTATCAGGAAAAAAAGAAGATATGGTTAATCATCCACCACACTACAATAAGGCAGGGATAGAAACTATACAGGCTATAAAAGCTATGACAGATAAAGGGTTTGAATTTTATTTACAAGGTAATATTATGAAGTACCTTTGGAGATACAGGTACAAGAATGGTGCTGAAGATTTAAAGAAAGCACAATGGTATCTCAACGAGTTAATAGATGTTGTAGAAAATGATAAGAGTTAAAGTAATGTTAACATTAGATGTGGATGAGGATGAATACCCTGTTCCTGCTGATGAAAATGTAGCTGAAGAAATAGAAACAACTTTAAACGAAATGTTATATGATATTGGTGGTATCACCATAAAAAATTTAAGAACTATACAGGAGAATAAAAATGATTAGTAACTACCTACCTACTGACTATCAAAATTTTATAGCACTTTCTCGCTATGCTAGATGGAAAGACGATGAACAAAGAAGAGAAACTTGGGGAGAAACTGTAAATAGATACTTTGATTACATGGAGAATCATTTAAAAAAGAATCATAATTACAATATAACTAAAGCACTAAAAGAAAAGTTATCAGAGCATATATTATCTCTAGGTGTAATGCCTAGTATGAGAGCCTTAATGACTGCAGGTGTTGCACTAGAAAGATGTCATGTAGCAGGATATAACTGTAGCTACATACCTGTAGATAGTCCACGTAGCTTCGATGAATGTATGTACATACTTATGTGTGGTACAGGTGTTGGCTTTTCTGTTGAAAGAGAGAATGTTGACAAGCTACCTGTAGTGAACGAACACTTTGAAAACTCATCTACTATCATAAAAGTAGGCGATAGCAGACCCGGTTGGTCTAAAGCATTGCGTGAATTAATTGCTATGTTGTACGCAGGACAAATACCCACTTGGGATATGTCAGAAGTTAGACCTGCAGGTGCTAGACTAAAAACCTTTGGTGGTAGAGCTTCAGGACCTGCTCCTTTAGTTGACCTGTTTAACTTCTGTATACAAAAGTTCAAGGGTGCTAAAGGCAGAAGACTATATCCTATTGAGTGCCATGACCTTATGTGTAAAATAGGTGAGGTTGTAGTTGTAGGTGGTGTAAGACGCTCTGCTCTTATATCCTTGTCTAATTTAGGTGATGACCAAATGCGTCATGCTAAGTCGGGTAAATGGTATGATTATGAAAGTCAAAGGTCACTAGCTAATAATTCCGTAGCTTACAAAGGCAAGCCTACTATGGGTACATTTATGAGAGAATGGTTGGCACTTTATGAATCTCATTCAGGAGAGAGAGGTATATTCAATAGAAAGTCTGCCATACGTAAGGTAGAAGAGAATGGTAGACGTAAGTCTTCTGAAAAAGAAAATCCTTCTGAGCCTGAAGATTATATACAGTTCGGTTGTAATCCATGTAGTGAGATTATACTTAGACCTTATCAGTTTTGTAATCTTACTGAGGTTGTTGCACGTGAAACAGATGATTTATCCACCCTTACAGATAAAGTTCGTATGGCTACAATATTAGGCACATTCCAATCAACACTTACAGATTTCAAATATCTACGTAAGATATGGAAGACTAACACAGAAGAAGAAAGATTGTTAGGTGTTTCTTTGACAGGTATATTAGATACAAATATATGGTCAGAGGAAATATTAATTATGTTGAAAGAGGTAGCAGTAGAGACTAATAAGAAGTTTGCAAAAGACTTAGGCATACCACAGTCTACTGCAATCACATGTGTAAAACCTAGTGGCACAGTTAGTCAATTAGTTGACAGTGCATCAGGTATTCATGCTAGACATAATGATTACTACATCAGAACTGTACGTGGCGACAACAAAGACCCCATAACACAGTTTATGAAAGAGGCAGGAATACCTGCAGAACCCGATGTAATGAAGCCTGATAGCACTACTGTGTTTAGTTTTCCTATGAAGTCACCTACAGGTGCTATTACAAGAACACAGATGTCAGCCATTGAACAATTAGAGTATTGGCTTATGTTTCAGAGGCATTGGTGTGAACACAAACCATCTGTAACTATATCTGTTAAAGAAAATGAGTGGATGGAAGTAGGAGCTTGGGTGTACAAAAACTTTGATGAGGTTTCAGGTATATCCTTTTTACCCTTCAGTGACCATACATATGCTCAAGCACCTTATCAAGACGTAGAAAGAGAGGAGTATTTAGAACTAAAACAAAAGATGCCAAAGTCTATTGATTGGTCTAAATTAGCAGACTTTGAGAAAGAAGATACAACTAGTGGGTCAAAAGAACTAGCTTGCACAGCAGATGCTTGTGAGATGGTTGACATTCAGGCTAGTTGATGCTAGAAAATACAATACAACTAATATGGTGGCAATGGTGGTTACTTATTGCCATCACTATAAATACTTTAATAAACTTAATTGTTTTCTTTAAAGGTAGAAAGCTACACATAAGGGAACTATTACATCTAAAACCTAAGAGAAAAGGAGAGATAAATGCAAAACCTAGAACCTAATAAAGAAGACAGAAAAAAGTTTGACATAGACTTAGAATATGGCAAAGTAAGAGAGCAGTTTGTAGCAGAGATGTTACAAGATAAAAAGATAGAAGTAAAAAGTGAGAGAGATATGTGGCAAAGAACAGGCAACATAGCCATAGAATATGAATCGTATGGTAAACCTAGTGGCATCAATGTAACAGAGGCAGACTATTGGTTTCATAATTTATGTATAGGTGAAGATGTTTTTTGTACACTTGTCTTTCGTGTGGAGAATCTCAAGAAGCTAATTGAAAAGTTAGATTACAAGAGAAGTGTATCAGGTGGAGACCATAATGCATCTAGAATGTATCTACTAAAACTAGATAAGCTATTTTCATCTGACGTTATTAAAACATTTAAAGGAGAAAACTAATGAGAGAGATGTTATTATCAGCATTAAAGTCCTACTATGTAGGACACATTAATAAACATATAGCTAATGTAGAAATATATTTAAGTAGGTCTACAGGTATTGGAGAACACTCAGATATCGTAGAAGCTATGGATAAAGAAGTAGGAGAAATCGGCAAGTACGATGACAGACTATCAATGATAATGAAATATTTAGAAAGGAGACAGTCAAATGCAGAAGCAACAGAAGAGCAAAAAAAGGAATCCAAATCTAAGTAAATATGATGCACCCTTGAAAATACAATTTAACAAGGGTATGTCAGACTTTAAGAGAGGTAGAGTCACTAATCCGTATAACCTCAATACTATGCAAGCACGAGAGTGGGTACGAGGTTTTAACATAGCCTACTTTCAAAGACTAGAAAGGGTCAAAAGGGATGAGGCTAGAAGAAGAGGCGAAAAAGTTCATGCAGTCAGTTAATAAGAGTTTGATAACTGCGAATGAATATCAAGAGAAGTGTAAAGCTACAGCAATATATCCAAAGAAAGATGCTATAGCTTACCTTTCTCTTGGTCTTGTAAGTGAAGCAGGAGAAGTTGCAGGGAAAGTAAAGAAGAACATACGTGATGGTACAGAATCAAATGTAGCTTTTGAGATAGGAGATGTTCTGTGGTATTGTGCTATGTTAGCTAATGAATTAGATGTTAACTTAGGTAAAATAATGGAAGATAATCTACATAAACTTAATAGTAGAAAAGAAAGAGGAACACTTGCAGGTTCAGGAGATAATAGATAATTATTTAGGTCTTTGCTTAGAGTAAAAAGACTTAGTTGAAGTTAAAGATAATAAATAATCTACATCATCTGCATTAAAAAAATCAGGCTCTCTATTCTTATCTATCTCAAATTGTTTTAAGGCAGTTCTTTTTGTAACCTCATAGTTACCTCTAAATCTAGATATCATTCCTGACAAAGTAGCATCTGTTTGTCCTGTTTTAAGTTCAGCACGAATTGATTGTTTCATAACTTTTATGTAGTCACGAACACGTGAAGCAGTTTCATCAGCACTTAAATTTTCTTCAGCAGCAGTCATTAAAACTTCGGGTATTTCTCTGTTCATGGCTTCGCCAATCTCTTTGTTCATGTATCTATCAACTTTAGCAGAACTAGTTCTAGACATAAAATCTCTGTATGTAAATCCTAATTGATTTAATCTCTGTACATAATTAGGTGGCACACGATTTAAGGTAGCACCAAACATGATTTTCATAAATGGTAATATTCTTTCAGGCACTTCTTCAAATCTAGGGTCTTCTTTAAATGGTACATCATCTTGGTCAAAACCGACAGACTCACCTACTCTAGCTAATCTAGATTTAAAGGGTTTAAATACACCTTGAAAGAAAGATTCAATACCATCCATTTTTTCAGGGTCTGAGTTATAATCTCTTTGTCTTTGATATGTGTCTCCTATACCTAACTGTGCAGGAGCAGATGCAAAATCAGCTATTTGATAAAGAGGTTGTAAATACCCACTTATAGCTTCACCTAGATATCTACCTAAATTATTATAAGTATCTTGCATTTCTAATGGGTCAGTAGAACTACTTAATAAATCTTCTGTCATTAAAGCGATAGGACCTTTACCTCTAAAGTTAGTGCCTGTAAATCCCTCTACCATTTCTCCTATATTTTTTTTACTAAAGTTATCATTAACTAACTTAGGGTCAAATCCTCTATGTATCATCTCTCCAATCAGGAGATATGGAGTTATAGGAAAAAATGGTCTAGCATCAAACTCATTGCCCTTACCATCTTTTAAATTATACCACTCTGAACCTGCTGTTTCACCATCAGGGTCACGAAGTAAATAACCAAGTGCTATGAGAGGTGTACCACCTGCAATACCTTCAGCTAATTGTCTGTACATACCATCTGTAATCTGTTGACCTTTTAGTTTGGATGCACCCATTCTAAACAGAGCAGTTCCTGCACCTGTAACATTGTAGTTATAGGTCATCTCTATGGCTTTAAACATAAATCTTGGGAATGGTATGGCTAATGTTAAACCTGATTTAACAATAAAGTTATTTGCCTGTCTAAACAAAGAAAATCTAGGTTGACTGGCATATGTAAATTCTAGTGCATCATCTACACCTTTAGCTATCATATCCTCTGATATATTTTCTGTTAGTCTACCTGTTTTTAATACATCAACCATGTCTATGCCTTTGTTAAACAGTTGACGTTGTATTGATGTAGTAAAAGCACCATTACGATACAAGGCTTCTTGTAGTCTGTTAAAGTAGTTTAGTGTTGTAATAGCACCTTCCCACTTATCTAATACAGGATTTGAACCTTCACTTAACTTACTTTGTTTATTAGACAAAGCAGCTTGAGCAGGATTCTTCTTGACTAGTGTATTTTTTACCTCTGAGTATTGATTATAAAATCTTACTTTCTGTTCAGGAAAAGCGTCTAACATAAATTGTGCTATGTTTGCTGCATCCTCTTGATTTCCATAAGTGTGTTTTAATTGTGCTATAGTATTTTTAAAACCAAACTTTTTATTTGGATTGATGGCTGACTCAAAACCATACACAAGTGTATCAACACCTGACCTTATAGTCTGTGACAATGCGTTACGTGTAGCAGTGGCAACACCACTAACTAATGTTAATCTTCTTATATCTTCTAATCTTCTGAGTGTAGGAGTTAATCTATCTATTGCTTCTGCTTCAGCATCCTCTGCAACTTCTCCTGCTGTTTTACGTCTAGCTGCTTTCACAAAGTTTCTTTTTAGTGCACTTAGTTTACCTAGTGTTTTACCTGCCATACTAGCATCTGTAAATAAAGCCGCGGCTATTTCTCTTCTAGTTACACCATACTTACCTAGTATGTTAGTCATTTCGTCTAAACTCTCTTCAGACATATTACTTGTTATGTTTAATAATCTTTCACTAACACGTTCTTTTGCTTGTAATGGAGAAGTCAAAGATTTTAAAGTTACATTGTCTCCTATTACATCAGGGTTATCAACTAACTTTAATTTACCATCTTTCATACCTGCAATTATTTCAGATACTGCTGCTGTAGTTCTTTCAAATATATCAAAACTAATAGTAGGTTCTACTAAATCTTCATCAATATCAAGATTCTTAAAAAAACCTTTTGCTTCATCTGATTCTTTGATTACTTTAGAATCTATGCCTTTAATCTTGCCTTTCTTAGAACCTGTTTTGTAACGTAATATAGCCTTTTCACCATAGATATTTGTAATACCTTTAGCTAAGTTTTCTCTTATATCATCTGATTGCACACCTAATTCTAAATTCTTTTGCAACGCAGCTTCAGTTTGCTCTTCTCTTACTTTTTTCCATGCTTCATCTAACTCCCCACGAGTAGCTATGCCTACTTTTTTCTCTGCATTGAACTTACCTACACCTGATATTGTACCTGCTGTTAGACCACCTATGCCTGCTACTGTAGCTGTTCTACCATAGTCAATCTCTTTCTTAGCACCCATTTCAATCTCAACATTCTGAACCATAATATCTGTTACTGCGGCTCCTGCGGCTTCAACACCAAAAGTTATACCTGCGGCTTTAAGTGCTTGTCTAAACGGAGATACCCCAAGTGCTTTAGATGTGCCTGTTACTGCTCTACCAATACCTGCTGTGACAGCAGTAAGAGGGTCTGTAAAAGCAGCCATGACATTACCTGTCACATTATCTGCAATATCAGCTATAGTTTCAAATGCGTTCATACCCTCATATCTTTTAGTGTCAAATAAGTTTCTTACACTATCAGCTTTTTGATACAAGCGTAATGCTCTTTCTCTCTGTTCAGCAAAGTCATTAGCTTTGTCTATATCACCTGCTTCTTTAGCTTCAATTTCTTTTTGTTCTAATCCCTTTAACCAAGATATTTCTGTGGCAGCATCTAAGCTGTTACCACTAATAAATCTATAGTTATCCATGAAGTCATCAATAACATTTTCGTTAGTTAAATCTTGTCCACCAAATGCTCTACCAAATAGTAAACTATCTGACCTTTCATCTTTTGCTATGCCATATCTGTCTTGACGATATTGTAATATTTCAGCAACAAGTTCGTCATCTTGTTCTAAATCTTTCATTGATGAGGGTTTAGGGGGAGTTTCTCGTATATCTTCTAAACGAGCTTCAGTGGGGATATATTCTTCTTTTTCTTTAGGTTCAGGTATACCTTCGGTAGAGGAATCAACCTCTCCAAACTCCCATCCGGGTAATATGTCTTTTTCTTCTTCTTCAATGTTTTCTTCTTCAACTTTATTTTGTTGATTCGGAATAACTTCAGTAGAAGTTTCTATTTCCCATCCGGGTATAATTTCTTTTAATGACATTAAAATCTCTAATAAAGTGGTATTGGGTCAATGTTAGGACCTATGTATATATGTGGAGATAAAGTCGTTTCTCCTTTCTTTTTCATATTATATACTTTTCCTGCACTTAGACCTTTTACAGTCTCAGGTGGTTTGTTTATTTTGACTATATATTTACCTTTATCATCTTTTACAGATGCTTGTTGCACAACTAATGATAAATTTCTACCATCACTAAATGTTCCTGTAGCAGATAGTCCTGTTTTAACTAATGTTTCAACTATATCTGATTGAAAAGAAGAAACATCTAGCTTTTTTTCTTGAGCAGTTTTTATATCTATATTACCTGCAGCATCTATTTGAATACCTGTAGCTTCTGATTTTGCTTGTCTTATCTTATTTAAACGACTTTCAAATCCACTGCGAGTAAAAGCATTTTTCATATCAGCTTCTGACATAGTTTTCTTTATTTCTGCTTCAGCCTGCTGTATAGCTAAATCTGTAGCTTTTTGTTCTTTTTGATACTTTTCTGCAAATATCATCTTTGACCTATCAAGACCTAATCCTTTAACATCAAACTTCTCTGCCTGTGGGTCTCCTGCTAACATAGCATCCATTTCACCTTGAATACCTTTTGTTATATCTACGTCTTTTAAGAAACCTACACCACCTTTTAGATTCTCAGGAACTTTAATCATTGTTGATGGTTTTCTCACAAAGTTATTTATATAATCTCCAAAACCTTTTCCTTTGGTTACTAAACTAGCTTGGTTAATTAAACCTTTTATATCGCCTTTATTTTTGTAATGTTCATCTAAATCGGCAATAAGTTTTTTACCTGAAGATAAAGTACCACCACCTGTAGTATACAGTTGTGCGGCAAAATCAGCTTTAGTCATACCTTCAGGTATTTCTATGCCTGCTTTGTCCATGTAGTTACTTAAGTTTTCTAATACTTCTTGCAACTCTTTTTGTTCTTCTTCAAATCTTTCTTGTTTACGTGTAGCTCTAGTAACATGATAATCTCTAACCCTGTCTGACCTTTCAGCAGTTCTACGCATGTCATCTTGTAATCTCTCATCAAGACTTTTAGCTAGTCCACCAACAAAACTTCCAAAATTAATACCCATTACTTTCTCCTACCCATCAAGCCTTTAGGTTTTTCTTCAGGCATTTCTTCTTCTTCCATTTTTATAGGTTCATCTACCATAGGTTTATCTTCTTTGTTGCTTTCCATTTCATTTAACTGTTTTTGTAACTTACGTGCTGTCTTTGCCACAAGAGTGCTTCTAGTACGTTTCTCATTCATAGGTGCTTCTTTACTTAAACCACTGTCATACTTTACCCCTGCACTATCTCCTACAAGCATCATCATCTCTACTAATACAGGTAATACTAGTATACCTACATCAATACTGTGAATACCTTCCATAACATTTCCTAGCTGTATAGTGTTAGCTATGCTTGTTACAGGCACACCCATTTCCATAACATCTGTTAGTTGTTCTAAAAACTCTTCTGATGACATTCTTTCTAAGTAATATTCTATAGCATCATCTACAGAAGCAAGTTTAGGTGGTGACTGCCAAGGTCGAGCACCTAGCTCGTGTGTCATAGACATGCCCGGAATCGGTGCATCAAATGATTGGTCTCTAAGCATCTTTTATCTCATTTCTTTTGTCACGTAATATTTTAACATGATTAGCTACACGATACAAAGGATTATTAATTTTTTCTTGACCTTTATTCATCATAGATTTTTTAGGTGCTAATAGTCCTGTATTTTTAGTTGGAGCTTTTTCTTCACCTATAATCTTATCTAAGTCTAGATTCATGTGTGTTACTAAAGCAGGATTAAACCCTCTCATATACTGCACTCCTCTTTTTCTCTACAACAAAGTCCATGAAGAATTTTGTAATACCTTTTAGTATTGGCTTATCTGATATAAAGTTTGCATATTGCTTACCATATTTACCATATAGTTTTCTTAACCACTCAGGTGCATCATATTTAATCCACATACGGAAGACAAACCATCTTGGGTCACTCTTACCATATACTTCACGTGCTATCCAACAGAATAGATTGCCAAACCCATGCTGTATACCTGCACCTAGAACTGTACCTACTAAACCACCTACAGCCTGTCCTGTCTGCGAACCTGACTGCTCTGCCTGTACTTGTTTACGTGTTTCTGCATCAAGCTGTGCAATAGCCATATCTGCTACTCTGTCTTGTGAGTTCTCTGCAGATGTCCATGCCCACTCCATTGTATCACCATAGTATGTCCACAAGTTGTTATAAGCACTGTTTGATATATCTAATATAGCATTAGCATTTAGTTCGTTAGCACGATTGACTGCAACAGTATCTGCAGTAGCTAACTCTCTTCTCCACTGTGCATTGTTTTGTGCTATAACTAATTGATTTTGTGCGTTGAATTGGTCACGTTGATTATTTAATTCAGAGTTAAATCTTTCTATAGTATTAACCTGTCCTGCATTATATTGTGCTTGAGCGTTAGATTGTGATGCATTAAACTGTGCAACCTGACTTGCTAAGTTTGCAAAGAATTGGTCTGTCTGTTGTTGACTTGTTGCATTAAACTGTCTACTTGCATTTACAGCAGCTTGGTCTGTAAACATAGACTGTATTCTTTGTTGTGCTTTAAACATTTCTGTTTGTTGTTGATTTGTAAGATTTGCCATATCTGTCTGTAAAAATGACTGTGCATTTTGCACAGCAGCTTGCTGTCTGTTATTTAAGTTAGATACATCCATGTTAGATAAAGCAGATGCCTGTGCTATAACTAATGCTTGTCTATTGTTTAAGTTTTCTAAGTTAGCTGTATTAGCAAGTCTACTATTCTCTAATTGTACCTGTTGTTCTGCATTAAAGTTTAAGTTTGCTATATCACCTATTCTTGCGGCATTTTGTACTCTCGCTTGAAATGCTTGGTCAAATTCTTGACCTAAAAACTGTGCTCTTTGTTGAGCTGCCAACATAGCACGTTGTTGTCTGTTAGATAAGTTCTGTGCTTCAAACTGTGCTTGTACACTTGCATCTGCCTGTGCAATAGGTAATGCAGATTCCATAGCAGCCTGTACAAGTGCCTGTCCTGCAATACTAGAAGCACCAAGACCTCTTTGTTGCATAACTGCATTAACACCTCTAATTGCTCCTGCTGCCCATGCAGGTGGATTAGTGGCATCAAAGTTAGCAGTTAAACTTGCTAATTGTCCTGCTGTTGTAGCTTGAGTTGATGGTGTTGCAGTTGCTGCCTCTACTTGTTCTGTAAACTTTTTAGCTTTTTCAGCATCAGCAGTACCACCTGATATCAACTCACCTTGCTGTATTTGTCTTTGTATAGGATTTTCAATTAAGGTTGCTTGACCTTGAGCAGCCTGTAAATTACCAACACTTGATGCTGTTTGTTGAGCGGCTATAACTTTTGCTCTAGGGTCATCTACTTGAGTTTGAGCTGCCTCAGTAGCACTTAATGCTGAATCTACAGCAGGTGCGGCAGTCTGTGCTTGCATTGTTGATGCTTGTTTCTCCTGTGTAGGACTAGCTTGTGCTGTTGTTGCTAAAGCTGTAGGCACTGCTACACTGCCTGTAACTGTACCCATATTAGGTTGTATCATTTGACTTGCATCTTGTGGTATACCACTAGCAGTTGTTACACCACCTTGAGGCACACCGGGTTGATACATTCTTTGTATTGTTGTAGCACCTATAGTTTGACCTGCAGGTGATGGACTTGAAGGTGTGCCTGTTTGAGTAGCTACACCCCCTGTTTGCATCTTAACAACACCACCACGAGCCATTTGCTTTGCAGCATCTTCGTAGACAATCATTTGTCTTTTCTTTTCAGGGTTTTGTTCTAAATAATTATCAAAGTTATCTAAAGAACCCTGATACCCAAGTCTGTTGGCTATCTTTTGTAATCCTTGTGGCTTAAAGCCTCTGAACATTGCCATTATCTATTTCCTATTAATACTTTGTCTAACTTATCTTCTAATCTTCTTAGTGCATCCATCAACTCGTGCATATCATCCTTAACGTCATCTTTA